TGCCATTCTGGCTTTTGTGCAATGTAGGTTACATTGTTATAGCTATGTAAAGCAGTTTCATTGTAATTAATCGATGGACGACCAACTGAAACTGTTTGTCTAGTAACGTTGATCAAACTAGTTGTATCACCAAACTTATAAACAATTACTCTGAAGCGATGCTTCAATTTTGGCATCAAAATGCCATTACCCGATGTTTCTCCTATAAAAGGAACACCATACTTATCAAGTGTTGTCTGCTTTTGATTACTCTGAGGTATCGACGTCATAATATATCTCCTAACATGCAAATATATTTATGATATGCCTACCAAAATTTTAAGGGGGTCAATTTTAACGGATACCTAAGATCATAAACCTCTGAAAAGACCAATCTGGATATTCAAAATCTTTAGTTCCTGTAAACAAAACCTTGCTAAATTTGTAATATTCTTGCATTTGATCAATGGATTCAAAATTGCAACAATGATCATCATGCATCATATTATTACTCTGTAGGGCTACTTTTGTTCCATACGGAATATTCTCATACCATTTTAATGAGTCAAAATGTTCACAGCTGGTGTTTATTACCAATGATGGCACCGTACCATAGCAATTATTAGTATAGTCCAATTCGTTGCAATCTGCTGTAAATGCTTTAAACTTCCAATTTTGCCATACCCAATAGTTACATAAACTATCTGCTACAGTTTCGCATGCAGGATCTTTATCGAAACTACGAATACTATTAACAGGTATAATTCCACGAGATAAAAGCAAAAATGCTGATAGGCCATACCATCCGCCTAAAATCCAAATGTTTTGCTCGTATGGTCCAAAAATTGTTTCTAAAGCGTTACAAAGCCAAATTTTACTGCCTATTTGACCGCTGCTGAACGCATCTTTATGAATATTAATAAGACTAAGCGTGTCCAACTTGGCCCCAATTTATGTAATTAACTTTTTTAAGAGTTTCTGTTGTACTTTGTTTAATAATATCATCTATTACTTTTACAACGTCATTTTTGTATTTGTCGGGCACTTGAGCAACAATAGCACCTAAATTGGTAGCCAAAGATGTTACTAATAAATGAAAAGCTTGTTCTTGATCAACAACTTGACCAACGGTGTTATAGTAATGAATCAAATCTGCGTAAATTTGTTGATTTAGTGCCTGTTGCATTTGTTCTATGGTATCATTCATTGGTTTTCTTTGTTTTCAATAAATTTAAAACAGTTGAATTATCACTAATGGTATCTGGAAAGTTAATTTTCAACCATTCTTCAACTTCCAAGCAAGTGCGCTTATTGGCAGCAACCAATTGCAACATTTGAAGAGCTTCTTCTAACTGCAACTCTAAAGTTGCTATTTTAGATTCGTGAGAGTTAGCCATTGTCTATTATTGTTAATAAATCTATGAAAAGCAATGGATAAAATAATAAAAGGAGCCGAAGCTCCTTTTATTAATTTGTATTTTTGGCTTTTTTAGCCTAGTGTTCCACCAGGTAGTGGATCGCCTGTATTGAGTATTCTTATTGGAATATAGATAAACTCAATAGATTTTTCTGGCTTGATAGCAATATCAATCCACAGTTCGTTTCTGTCAAGTCGATCTGGTGTGTTATTGCTGGTATCGCATATTACAGAGAAATCATATAGAGCACGTTGTGACAATAGATTTCTTAGGAATGCATTAAATGCCTGAGTGACATTTCCTCTTGTTTGAGCATCGTTCTGTTCAAACAAGAATGGTTTTGCCAACTGATCCAACGCAAACTTGAGATAGTTAATCAAGCGTGCTACATTTACTCTATCCAGTGCAGAAGAAACTGGATTTAGAGTTTTCTGTCCATATACAACTAATCCTCTGCCTGGAATATAAGCAATAGGATTAATACGATTTGTGTAAAGCACATCGCGTTGTCCCTGACTCAATGTTACAGGTACGTAGCTGCCTGTGCTATTTAGATAGCCCACGCTGCTTACACCTGTTACAAGTCCACGATTAAATCCAGCTGGAGCAAACCAAGGATATGCAACCTGATCGTTGAACGCAATTGTTCTTAGTGCCATTAAGCTCGGTGGAACAAATACGCTTTGTCCGTTTAGGTTTGATCCAAGTCCCCATGGATAGTATACACCAGCATACGGAGTGCTATCAATCAAGCCAGCTGGACCATTATCTGATGCATTGTTAGAATTGTTTGACCAATTGACAATATCAGTGCCATCAGCTGGAAGCTTAGCCGGTGGATCAACCACTAGGAACGCAACTTCGTTCTTATCTGTGTTGAGGGTTATCATCTCTGCCAAGCATTCTGTATAACCAGGAACAGCAAGAAGATTGAAGAAGTTTTGTTCTGCTCTTGCATCAAGGCTGTCGTTTAGAGCTGCCTTGAGACCTTCTACAACCATTTGACGCTGTGCAGCTGGTCCCATATATGGAGCACCATTTGGAGCGTTACCGCTGGCAGTTACCCAGCGATCTGTAAAGACGCCTGAACCAAAATAGTTCTTTCTAAACACCTTCACATTATAAGTGCTATAACGTGTATCAAATAACAACATGCCAGCTGTGTATAGAAGAGCGTTAGGAGCATCAGGATCGACATAGTTGCTAACAACCATATCGCTTGGTGCCTGGCTACCAAAAGCCGTTCCATCGGCATTTGGTCTTGCATCTGCAAAGATGATTCCTTGCGATGTTACATGATCCGTATTATCAATTAGTATCCAGTTAGCATTAGCAGCATCATATCTATAAAGAGTTGGATATGTTGTTGCTGCTGTATCTAACCAAAGGTCGTAATCAACTAGTGGTGTAAGTGTGCTCTGTGTTACTGGCGGGGCGCTGTCTAGTATCACACCATTTGGATCGGTAGCAGGATATTTGTTACGATAACCAAGCCATTGAGTACCATCATTGACCATGATGTCAACTCGTAGATTTGGATTGTACCAAAGTGTACCATCTGCTGGTCCACCGTTTGGAGCAGTTGCACTAGGTGTGTATAGTAGTGGTGTCCATGCACTGCCTGTCCATTGATAAATCTCATGGTTGGCTTCAGGTGGCACATCACCATCGTTATTGTAGCGTACATATACACTACCGATCTGTTTCAATCCACCAAATGCTACGTTGGCAGCGGCATCGCTGCTGTACATTGGTACTGTACCAGTGTTAGGATTGATGTTGAGTGACAACCAAGCTCCGTTAACGTATTTCTTAACAACGTAATTAGCACCCTGGTTAGCAGGTGTTGTGTTAATCCATATATTACCAGTTGCAAGACTTGCAGCATCACTTGGTGCAGTTAGATTTGGTGACCATCCTTGGTATACTAACTTGCGTCCAAATGTAACACCCGATGCAATGCCGCTGTTGTTTAGCGGTGTTCCGCGAATATCTTCAACAACAAATGCCGTTCCATTTGTATTGGTAAGGACCAAGTAATTGTCGAGGCCTACGGTTTTCTTGCTAGCAACGATCGGACCAAGTGGGAAACCAACTGTGTTGATTTCATTTATAACACCATCTAGTGTGTTATTTGGGCTAGCTGGCACGTGAATAATTACCGGATTGCCTGTACCTGGATCAATGCTAAAGCTGTTGCTTTGTAGCCAAGTTGGTGTTAGGTTAAATGTTGCTACACCAGAGCTTACTGACACAGGGTTTGTTGGATATACTGTATAAGAGCCTGGCACAGTTACGGTCCCTGTGTTTACGCCCCAAGTTATGTTTACAGTTGCTCCGATGCCGCCGCCTGATGTATAGGTTGCAGCTATAGGGTTAGCAGGTGCGGATGCTGTGTACTGACCGGCTTGAACAATGCTCAAGTTGGTAATAATACCACCTGGACCAATACCATCAACACTTAATATCAATTCACTTGCCCAGTTAGTACCGGTAAAGTGAAGTGTATCATTAACTGCATAGCTGCCTCCGCCTGCTTGTGGAGCTACGGCAACTGCCTGTATGCTGGCAACTTGTAGAACGGTTGCTGTGGTAAATGTACCACCAACAACAGTTAGGCTGTCGCCTACATTATATCCTGATCCAGCACCAACGGTTGCAGCACTGTTTGTTTCTAGTATTGCAGCAACATATGTTGGATTTGATATAGATCCTGTTACACTTGCCCAATATGAATTGGTTGTTGGTAAACCGGCAGTTTTGAATGGAATGCTTGTTACGTCATATTGGTCACTGTTATCGTTAAATTGTGTGTCAGTTCCATCAAAATTAATTATTTGAAGATAATTCTGACTTCCAACTTTGTACACGGTAGCGACTGCATTTAGTGAATTTGCATTTAGCACTGTATTGATTGCAGCAACAAATCCATTTAGTGTACCTCCTGCTGGAACAGTTACCAATAGAGGTCCACTGTTGCCTATTGCGATAGTGCCTGTATCTCCTGCATTGAAGGTTGGATTAGCATTTGTACCTGTGATAGTACGAGCTACCGCTTCTCTCCAGCCCCAACCAGGATAACCTGCATCTGTGCTGCCTACCTTGAACCAGCGTGCAACAGTAGCACCTGCAGATGTAATTTCGATTTTTTCCCAAATGGTGTTCTTGTAATCGCCGTTAACATCGGCTAATGTGTTGACTGCGAAATTACCATCTACACCAAACGATGCAGCAGGCAATACAACGTTACCGTCGACACCTGGCATTAAGCCAAGATCATTAAGTACTGATGTATCTGTTCCTTGTAGATCAATTAGTGTTAGAGCATTACTGCTGATAAGTCTCAATGAGAACACATCACCGTAAGCACTTTGTATTGGACTAATCTTTTCAACTCTGCTGTAAGCTTCAGCTGTAATGTTAACTAGATTAATTGGCTTGGAGCCGTTAACTGCACTAACTACATCACTGAGGCTTTGTCCGGTTATCAAATTGATTTGATGACCATTAATAACAAGTTTACCGTTAGCTGAGATTAACGGTGCACTAGCACTTACAATTTTACCACTGGCTAGATATCCTTGGTTAATAACTTCAAGTTGTGTTAGGCTACTAATTACGAGAGGTACTTTTGCGCCCCAGCTAAATGCTGGATTTGTATTACCGTTGCTCTTGAAGATACCAAAAGTTGACATGCTTAGATCTAACCAATTTTGGTTGTTAGCTGGAGGGCCAACTGGTGCAGATGCTGAAGGTATCAACTGTGCAAGGTCAATATCTGCTCTTAATACATAAGCTTGGTTGGCTATACCCAAGTATTCATATAGAGTGAAAAGACCCAATTCGTTCAGTTCGTTGTCATATTGAGGAGTTCCACCGGCGGTATAAAATACCGGAGCTCCAAAGGTAGTAAGAGCGTCACGCTGGCTGGTTATTAGCCAAAGTTTTTTAGCATTTGCTGCTGTGGTGCCTGCTGCAATTGCTGTTGAACTACCAGGCTGTAGCTTGTTTGCTTGTGTAGCGATTACAATAAGCGGAATGGTTCCTGGGCCAGATGCCCCGTATTGACTTTCGTCAGTTACCGTTACCGAAACGCCAGGAGAAACTAAAGTAGCCATATATTACCTCTTTTTAAAATGGTATAGTTATGCAACTGTATTTATAATAACCGGACAAAATACACTGTCTTTTACCGTGCTTATAGGTTGTAAACCGCCTAAATTTTGCATTAAAATGCTGCATGCAACAAAAAATTATAGGATTAGTTGGTTTAATTGGCAGCGGCAAAGGAACCGTTGCTGACTATTTGGTCAATAAACATAAGTTTAGAAATATAAGTTTTGCCAATCATTTAAAAGATGCCGTTTCGGCAGTATTTAGCTGGCCAAGAAATCTCTTAGAAGGAGATACCGAATATAGTAGACAGTGGAGAGACGAAGTAGACGAATGGTGGTCAGAAAGATTAAACATTCCTAATCTTACGCCTCGTTGGGTATTACAATATTGGGGAACGGATGTTTTACGTAAAAACTTTCACGACGACATCTGGATAGCAAGTCTCGAATATCAACTGCTAGGTGAAGCACAAACCAACTTTGTTATCAGCGACGTACGGTTTCCTAATGAAATTGAAATGATTAAAAAATTAGGTGGCGAGATTTGGCATGTTCAACGCGGCAAAATGCCAGAATGGGCAGATATAGAATATCAAGATTTCCAAGATTTAAAACGTCATATGACCTTGTATCATAAGGACGTGCATGCCAGTGAATGGAGCTGGATCTTAAATAAACCAGATGTTTTGATTAAAAACAACACTGCATTAAATGATCTCTATCAATGTATTGAACAATGCTTGAAAACTTAAACATATGTCTAAGCGGTGGGGCCACAGGCGCCGACCAAGCCTGGGGCGATGCTGCGTTAGCTGCGGGCCATGATATTGTACACTGGTCATTTGCCGGTCATAAGACTTCTGCAAATTACCTTTGCGAACTACCCGATGTAAAACTTAGGGTAGCGGATTCCTATTTAGAATTAGCAAATAAAAGTATTCATAGAAAATGGCCAACAAAAAGTCCGGTTGTTAATAATCTTCTTAGACGTAATTTTTATCAAGTACACTGGAGCGACAGCGTATATGCCGTGAGTACGTTTACTAAGGATTCCAGTCTTTTACAAATTGCCGGCGGCACTGCTTGGGCTTGTCAACTGTTTGTAGACAAGTATTTGTATACTAATAATCATATTAATTGTATTAGATTGTTTTTACTTGATCAAGTATCCGATGCTTGGTATCAATGGACAGGTCAATGGAATCAAATAGATAGACCTCCTCCGCCAAGCGGAGTATATGCCGGCATAGGAACCAGAGAACTTACAAACGCAGGTAGAAAAGCTATTAGTGAAGTTTACGGATGAAGTGATAAACCTTCAAACAAATTTCTAAATGAAGAATTATTTCTATCGCCTAAGAACCAAGCACAAGTAAGTTCTTCCCTAGTCAGCAGTACCCGCCCGTCATCCATAGTCTTAACAATTTGAGTTTTTGCATTAGGTGGAATCAAGCTGGCAATTTCCATATTTTCAACAAAGAATGGATAGCTTGGATCGGTGATACTATTGAACACTATCGTAGTTTCATCGAATTGATTTGCAGCATGCAGCCGTTGCATAATATCTTGGATAGAAGCACCAAGTACAATAGTGGTGTTAAAATACACTGCTCCTTGTGTCTTACCATCTTTGATATAATCTTGCACTAATTGGCGACGGCTATACTTTCCCATCATCTGTGCACCAGCATGATGGACCTGGGCAGCTAACTTCCCAGGATTAAGAGACGGAAGATCCGTTCGAGCTAAAACGTATACTGCTAAATCTTTCTTTTCCATGCTTTACTATAGCATAGAAAAAGTTGAAGTACACTATTAACCAATAACAATACCCGGAGGCATTGAACTATCAATATATAGATCAATTTCTTTTTCAAGCTGATCACGCATATCCTTTGATTCAGCTTTTAAAGGCTCGCCTTTTAACTGTGTGCCGCCTTGTGGACCAGGAATATTAGGAAATTTACTATATGCTTCGCCTAATAATTGTTTAGCCCAAGCTAATGTATAATTTCTTATCCATGGCCTAATGTATGGATCTTGCAAAAGTTGATCATCTGATTTAACTTTCATCACCCATAGCAAGACTTCTTCACCGCCAGTGGGTTTTCTGATTAATTGTAATTTCTTAGTAACTGGATCAAATGTAAAATTCAAATATGCACCAAACATACGTCCAGCTTGCTTAAGATATTCGTTAAAAAGTTCATATGTTAGCAAACCAGCAGTGTATCCTCCGCCGGCACCTGCTTGTAATAAGTACAAATTAGTATAAGCTAAACTAAATGGATCCAAACTTGTTCCGCCGCCGGTTTCTCCCAATCCTCTTCTAAATATCTGCCTAACCTGTACTATTTCGTCAGGTAATGTATATACGTTTGTTTCATACAAAACTCTCAAAAACATATAAGCTTCTTCCATAGCATTTCCTGCTCGTTGTCTATAACGATCAAATGCCATTTTAATAGCTATTTCATAATCTTCCGGATTAAGTTCAACATCTACCATGCTTCCGCCTAGCAGTAGTTTAACGTCATTAATAATTTCTTGTCTTGGTGTTGTTGCCATAAAAATATTTACCATATTTTGCACGCAATACCATTGTTGAAAATCCATAAATATTACAAAGGATTAAGGAAAAATGGCCAAATTATCTCTATGGAAAGGCGCAGCAGTAAAAACCAAAGATTTTCAATTCTTTGATAGGGTAATTGCTGAAATGTATGAAGTTGGTGGCACCGAATTTTACATACACAAATTGTTGGGTGTTAGCCCACAGAATACAACAGACCCATTTACGGTAAATCTTGATTTATCGGGTCAAAATGATCCGGCGATGACTATTCAGGACGTACTGAATATGGAGAATAGAGATAGAAAATATGATCCGGACATTTATAGTTTACGTGGTCATTATCAAATATCTGATACAGAATTTGATCTACGTCAATTTGGATTATTTCTATCTAATGATACTATTTTCATTACTTTCCATCAAAATAAAATGGTTGAACAACTTGGTCGACGTTTAATGCCCGGTGACGTTTTAGAAATTGTTCATCAACGAGATGATTTGGTAATGGGAACTCCATATGCAATCAGTAAATTCTATGTTGTACAAGAAGGAACTCGTCCAGCAGAAGGCTACAGTCCTACATGGCTTCCACATTTATGGCGAGTTAAATGCAACCCTATTACTAACAGTCAAGAATATCGAGACATTTTACAACAACCATTACTTGATGCCAGTGGTGATCCTGTACCTAGTTTAGATGGCAGTGGCGGGCATGCTACGATACAAGATGCGCTAACAACTACCGCTGCCGATTTAGCAATAAATGATGCAATTGTCGCCGAAGCCGAAGTAAGGGTTCCATTTAGATATTTTCAAGCTCAACATTTTTATGTATTGCCTGGTCAGAATCCAAACTTTCTAAATGGTATGGACATATGGACAGGAGATGGCATTCCTCCTAACGGAAGTAAACCTGTACCAAGCGGAACCACATGGCCTACCACCCCACTAGTTGGAGATTACTTTTTGAGAACAGATTACAACCCTCCACAGCTTTTTCAGAGAACTGAAAAAAGTTGGATTCGCATACAAACTGCCTGGAGAAATCCATGGTTACCAGCTACTCAAACATTGGTTAGCTTCATTAACAACGACACAGTTACAACACTTACAGACGGATCTAAGGTTCCAGAAAAACAAAATCTACGAGACGTTATCAAACCTAAAATTGATCCAGATATTATATAAGGTGAAACATGAGCTTTCAATTTGATTTTACAGTTGAAAAATTTCAACAGATTGTTTCTAACAATCATTCTGCAGATTGGTATGCTGCAATATATGCAACACTACCGCTGTATAACATTGATACTCAACAACGAGTAGCAGCATTCTTATCTCAAACTTGTGTTGAAAGTAATGATTACAACTTGTTGGTCGAAAATTTAAATTATACAGCAGAACAATTACTTAGAGTTTGGCCATATTATTTCAAAACAGCTGATCAAGCAAATGCATATGCACATCAACCAGAAAAAATTGCCAATTATGTTTATTCAAACAGATTAGGTAATGGTACAGAATCTAGCGGAGACGGATGGAAATATAGAGGCAGAGGTATTATACAAATTACAGGAAAAAATAATTATCTAGCCGAAAGTAAAACGTTGTTTGGTGATACAAGACTGCTTACACAGCCTGAGTTGTTAACTACATATGATATAGCTGTTAAATCTGCTTGTATTTTTTGGAATTCAAAAAATCTCAATGATTATGCCGATCAAGGGGATACAGAACAGATTACCTATTTAATCAATGGCGGCTACACAGATTTGCAGCAACGAAAAGATAAGTATGATCTAGCTATGGCAGTATTATAAGAGACATTACATGGATTTTTGGTATTCAGAACAATTAAGAAACTATAGACTGCAATTCATTAGAGCTTTCAGCAATTTTAAAGTTTTAACTGGAAACGGTGGTCCAAACAACACACCAGAGTACATACGTGTGCCGTGCAGATACGCGGACAGTACACGCATCGCTGCTGCGATTGTTAGAGGTAACAGTGAGAATAAAGTTCTCAGCGTTCCGTTTATTAGTTGTTATATTGCATCGTTAAATATGGCAGCCGAGCGTAGACAAGATCCTCAATTAGTAAGCTCTGTCGTTGTTAACGAACGCCTGTACGACGAGGAAAAACAAGCCTATACTGATCAAATTGGAAACAGATATACAGTACAGCGTATGATGCCGGTCCCATATAATTTAACTATGACAGTTGATATTTGGACCAACAACACCGACATCAAAGAACAACTACTGGAACAGATTTTAGTTCTATATAATCCCGCAATAGATGTACAAACCAGCGTTAATCCAATAGACTGGTCAGTTCTAACTTACATTGAGATGTTAGATAGCATTAGTTGGAGCAGTAGAAGTATTCCAATAGGAACTGATAATCCAATTGATGTTGCCACCTTGCAATTTAAAATTCCAATTTGGATCAATCCTCCTGCTAAAGTGCAGAAGCAGGCGCTTATTCAGGAAATTGTTACTAATATCATTAACGGAAGATACGATAAATCAAGCATGGAATGGACTGAATATGAGTTTCTTGCTAGAAACATTACTACTCCAGGTAATTATTCAATTAAAGTTGCACAAATGTCTGGGTATGATTATCAACTAACACTGTGTGACAGCAGCGGTAATCCTGCTGATACAAATCACAATCCTACAATTACATCCAGTAAGTCTGATCCGGCAGTAAGACCGGGACTGAGCTTTATGTGGAATGATATTACATGCACAATAAACAATGCTACAATTGACGGAGCTATCTCAGATATTCGCAATTCGTTGGTCAATACTAAATTGAATTGTGTAAAATATAATTCTAATATTATTCAATTTATCAACGAAGCCGGCAGCGATAACACATTCAAAGATATAGTACCGGGTACATTGGCAGCCCTAGGATTATCTGCCACTACATATCCAGGTGGAAATTTGGCATGGTGGCGACTACTGGAACTCTATGGTACTGTGCGTCCATATGCAACATTTGGAAACAACGCTAGCCAAATACGTCTTAAATTGACTAATGATATCGAACAAATAAACACAGATATTGTTGGATGGATAGATTTTGATCTTACAGATCAGAATAAACTGATCTTACATGTCGATCCTCAAAGTCTTCCTACAGCAACACTACCGCCTATTAACGCAATTGTTAATCCACAAACCAGTGGACCGGGTGCCAATCTACCAGACTCGTCAATTGGACAAAGATATTTGATAACAGATGTTCCTGCTGATCAAAGTGCAGTATGGGGTAGAATTGACCCATTGCCTGGCGATATTATTACCTTTGATGGCATGATGTGGAAACCAGCATGGACGCCAAGCATGACAGATAATCAAACACAATATGTATTGAATCTTCGCAGTATGAAAATGTATTGCTGGCAAAACGGTGAATGGTTTGAAGTTATACACAAAGAGTACCTGCGCGGTTATTGGCGTATTGCATTATAAATAGGTATGCCATGCAGAGCTTGTTTGAAGTCAACACACAAATTAATTTTGAAGAGTTTAGCAAAAGCTGGCCAAAAGAAGCACGCACTGTTGCA